AGATAACGGTAGGAATCCAAGCATTTAAGGCTCCACAGCCCAAGTTACTGACCAAGGGAAACCCTCTTGTGACGGAATATCACGCAAGGCTTGACGATAAGCAGCCCAAGCCGCTTGATCCACCGGAGCATCAGCAACCTGAGTCCAATCTGAAGCAGTCAGCTTACGGTTTCTTTCGTCTCGTACAGATTTTGCCTGATTTGCATCAATAGAGGCAATGGCTTCAGCGTCCATATCCGCAACAGAGAACTTGGTAAACCACTGTCCATTGATTTCCTCGACACCATCGCGGTAAGCAGTCTGGTATCTCGTTGGCTGTGCTTGTGCGCCATTTAATACCGGATCAGCATCAAAGCCATTGAGTAGCTCAACCGTTAGCTGTTGAGGAAAACTGGTATTCGGATGAGCAGCGCGGAACTCGCTCTCTGTCATCACTTGCCCTGTTCTAAGTCTGATTTCCATGATTGTCCTCAAGCAATTGCTAAGAAGATGAATGTGCCGCCGTTAGCGTTAATCGCTGCTGGTGCTGTGCTGCTGATCTCAAAACCAGAGTTCGCAGGATCAATGTAGTCGGTGTTGGTAACTTCAGCAGAAGTTGAGTTCAGCAGCAGATAAGGGTCGTTACCGCTAACGATGCCGCGAGCCGTATCCCAAACGTACCAGTCACCCGCTGAGTCAGTACGCTTAATCATCACGAACCGACTACCCGCAGTAAACCCGCAGTTGATGGTTTGAGTAGTTCCCGTTCCTGTGTAGCTGCCTACTTTGGATACGCCTGCTAATGTAGCGAATAGATAGGCAACGTAAGTAGAACCGTTTGAATTTACTCCACCAGATGTACCTAAACTAAACACAGATGATGTAGGAGTTGTGCTATTCCAGCGTGTTGCGCCAGTAGCCTTTGCATTTGCGCTATCTAACATTAAGTATTCTGTGTTTGCTATTCCGCTTGAATATACTTGCCATTCAAATACTCCACTTCTTAATTTAACAATCATCAACTCAGGCACGACACCCAAGTTATGCGTAACAGTTCTGTTTGCACCCGTCCCCGTATAGCACACCACATCAAAGAAGCCGGGAGCGCGACGGAAAACTTGGAACAATTGGTTTCCATAAGTAGCACTATTCCAGCCATCGCCTCTGGTAAGGTTTCTTGAATCTGCCCTAAGCTGAATAAAGCGTGTTACTTGAGCGGATGTTGAATTAGACATCAAGTCATTTGTAAGCCCACTGCTTGTAAATGTGTCGCTTGGCGTACCAAGCCCACGCAATCTGTCGCTAGTCGTGTTTCTATAGTTTGATCCGTCTGTACCATTTCTTGAATATGTAAGATACAGATCGCCGGGAAACGGAACGCTAGTTGTTTGTATTGTGTTAGCTTGCGAAACAAGTTCTGCGTAATACACACTTGTTCCACTCGTCGGCGTTTTCATCGGGCGACGGATGGCTATGTAGATGTAGGTTGAGCCAGATGCGTTTACAGAACTAGATGCCGAATTTAATTGGAAACCGGTAGCTGTTGGAGTAATAAGCGTAGCGGTGGTTTCTGCGTCAGAAAAATTTGCATAAAGACGCGCATCAGAGTCACCAACTACAAACCCGCGCATATTGTCGATTAAAATCCAGCTATCGCCAGACACACTAGACCGTTTTACAAGTAACCATTGAGGCTCATACCCAAGCGTTATTGTCGGTCCTGTCGCAGAACCATTGCCCGTATAACTTCCACAACTAATCACATTGTCTGTACCAGCCGCGCCAAAGCCACCTGCGTCGTGAGCGAATAGGTAAGCGACGTAAGTGCTGCCGTTAGCGTTTACACCTGTGTCTGAACCAATCGTGAAATCTGTACTACTCATACCCTTAAAAATAGTCGATCCGCCAGTCGTAGTACTAGCGCCCGTAGTATTTAAAAGAATGTAAGTACTAAATGAAGCGAATGACCTATGCCAGCATGTCCAGTTATCAGTGGAGCTGGTCTCTTTTATGATTACAAAACCGGGCGTTGAATTTAAATTGTGTGGTATGGCTCTAGTAGCAGCGCCGTTTCCAGTATACGTCACTACATCAAAGAATTTTGCTTGCTTGCGGAATGTCCATGAGGCGTAGGTTGCAGCGTTTGTATTTAGCTTTGCTAACGCACCTAGACTAAAGCCGTTGCTATTGAAAGTAGTCAGACCAGTTGATTGTGTTGTCTGTGCAGCCGTTGAGTTAGATACAAGGTCAAATGTTGCACCACGAGCAGTATCGTAAAGCGCATGGTCAGTAGCACCAGAGCGACCTTTGAGCCAAACCAACCCGCCTTTGTTAGCTGTCGAATCGGTAAACGGACCACCACCATTCTGAGCAATAGCGTTTGTTACGGTTATCGTAAATGCGTTAGATGAATAGTCAGTCGTTGCGCTTGGTGATTGGCAGGTTAATAGGCTAGTGTTTGTGATTGCAGTTAATGGCGATGTAGGTGGCGTGAAGTTGCTGGTGTAAACAGCAGTGCCTTTAACAACGCGCAGATTTGAAATGTACCCGGGAAAATCGTTTGTGGTCGTATGCGTTCTTCCAATTTGAGTCGTGTCAGCAGTATTTTGAGTACCGTTCGTTGAAAACGTAGCTCCTTGAGCAACACCATTTACATATAGAGTTCCGGTTGTTCCATTAGAAACAACAGCAACGTGGTACCAAGTATTTTGATTAAAGGTATAAGTTCTATCTGCGGTAGCGGCAGTGGTGAAAAAACGTATATACGTTGTGTCAAGTCTTAAAATATAACCACTTCCACTTCCGTTAGCGTATTTGCTAATAAGACCGTAGTTCCCTTGAGCAGCAGTCATGTAAAACCACAACTCAATCGTAAAAGAACCACCAAGAAGTTCTAAAGCAGAATTGCTTGGTACGCTTAAATAATCGCCCGTTCCATCAAAGTAGACGCTGCCACCATAAGCAGAACCTAGTGCAATGCCGTTAGGTATCGTCTGGACAGCACCATTACCCGTGTACAAGTACGTCGAGAATACGTCCTCAATGTAAGTGGCAGCAACCGCCGCCTTTGACGCACCTAAGAGCTTATTAGCCAGCATCAGTTATTCCCCACTCGCGCACCGTAAACCTGACCGCCAACTTTCCACAGCACGATAGTTGTATAGCCTGTCGTAGCCAGCGTAGGTGCAGAACCTGAGTCTGTTTCCCACACAACGCCAGAGCCACCAAATGTCGCATCAGTCCACGTTAAGGCATAAGCAGTTCCGTCATCGACCATCAAGGTAATCGCTTCACCATTGGCAAAGTTAGTCGCTTTTGGTGTACGGCTTGCACCTAAGGTAATCAACTGAATCGAGCCGTTGCCGGGGTCGATCTCAAACGCTGCACCATCTGTAATGGTGAAAACGTCTTCTAAGATTGTTCCAGTAATCGCCGGATCAGTTAGCGTCTTATTGGTCAGCGTCTCAGTACCCGTCGGGGTTACATAGTCAGTACCCGCAGTGGCAGCAGAAAATGCACTCTGACCGTTACCCTTAACGATACCTGTCAAGCTAGCAACGCCAGTGCCACCGTAAGGAACAGTGATTTCAGTGCCATTCCATACGCCAGAGCTAATCGTACCTAGCGCATTGACGTTACCACTCGCGTCCTTATAAACCGACTTTTCAGCCGTATAAGTACCAAAGACATCCTTAGCGCCAGCGCCGAAGTTAACCGCACTGTTGCTGTTAGATGATTTCAGTACCGTAGTACGAGCTAACGTACCCGTTCCAACAGTACCGAGACCAACTTCCCAATCTGCACCGAGAGTAATCGTGTAATAGCAAGTATTACCATCGCCAATCGCCGATCCGAAAGTACGAAAGCCCGTTACTGCACCGTCCAAGGTTAATGTGCCTGTGCCGGTCGTGGTGGACGTTTCCCGAACTCGGTCAGCAATGACTAATGGCATAGATTACTCCAGAGTTACGGAAAGGTTGCCTGTCGAGATTGTGAACACGTCACCAGAAGCAATCGACTTAGACGCATCCAAGGCTGTGTAATACAGCAGGTTGCCGCTAGTTGTCGCATCCAGAATGCCAACGTGAGTCACAGTACCCCATGTGCCAGTAGCAGTCGGGAACGTAACTGACGCGCTATTCGTTGATACTCCGTTGCTAGGAGAACCAAACGTTACCGCTGTACGAGCGTAGGAACCACCAGATACCTCAGTACCTGTATTGCCTTCACCCGGATCGCTTGTGTAAAGACCTACATAAACCGCTGCTGGGCTTGTGTAGCTTGTATTGCGGAGAGTAGCGTTAATTAGCGCATTCTCCAGATAATTAGACATCTCAGCCATGATTTACCTCACGTTATAAGACATAGACATAGGTTGACCACTATACTCACTTGCTTGGTCGGACGTAGAGATAGAATCAATCGCCCTAGAATACAAGGAAGCCCAAGTCTGCACCCTTGCATCATTCATCAAATACGGCTCTGCCTCTGCCAAAGACGCATATAGCAACGCATCAGGCACATAAGCCAAGAATACGTTACTAGCTGTCGAATCTGATAATACAGGAGGCTTGGCGTAATACAACATCTGCGCCGTATAAGACGAATCTGGAACCGGAGCTAACTGCATCTCCGCACCGAGAATAGTGTAATCAATGGGCTTGCCGCCATCCGTTACCCTAGACTCCTGATAAAACGAGTTAGGAGCCTTGTAACGTAGCGTAGTAATCGGAGTCGTGTTGAGATGAATATCTCTCATCTCTAAGAAGTCGGTAGGCAATCCAAGTGTTGAATCGCCACCCGTTGTACTTGCTGTAGCTACCACTAACATCTGACGAATTCTTAGGTCTCTCTGTAACCTAGTCTCAGCCAGACGGATAAAGTCCGGAATAACTGAAGTCAGATCACTACGAGCCAGATAGTTAGCTATCGTTGTTTTTAACTCGCTATAGGTCGTAAATGCCATGTTATTCCTCTAGCTGCTCAAAATCTTTCCAACCGTATTCGTAAGTGCCGATGTGCCGGATGTGCATTGATA